CGCCCTCAACGGAAGCCAGCGAGGACAGGGAGTGGAGCAAATCAAACTTGCGAGGGGCAGCATCAACGTTCAATTACAAAGGCCCAGCCCGACTAACGGCTTCTGGGGATCTGCTGATTGGCTCTTCTGCCGGGATGGAAAGTGGAGGCCAGTTGAACCCGGCACATTCCCGCTGGCTCATGGGGCTCCCTCCCGCGTGGGACGACTGCGCGGTTACGGCAATGCAATCAATGCCGAGGCGGCTCAAGCATTCATCGAAAGCGTAAAATGAGAGTGAGCAAGCAGAAGATGCCCGCTGGCGGATCTGCCAGCGATAAGCCTAGTATGTATGCCATCAGAGACGCGATCACCGCGCCGCGCAAGCAGATCGAGGTTCCGGTGATGTCCACGCATACAATGGAGCGGCGCGTCGCGATCGTCACAGTGCCGCGCGCGCCTTGGGAGGTGGAAAATGGATGATGGCTTTAAGGTTATTCTTGCGGTAGAGCTGCCAGCTATGGTGTGCCTCTAGGTCGGTCATTCTTTATTCCTTGAGCTAATTGCAGCCGCCTTCTTCTTGGCGTCTGCCTTGCTACTGGCGCCCCAGGCCATCAGGGATTTGAGCAGCCTGGTCGGCTCGCCGTCCGTGTCCCGCTCCGGCCCAGCCATGTTTCCCATACGCGCCAGGAAACTTGCGCGGCGCGGGTTGTCGCCAGACTTGACCGGAGCCTTTAGATCCGAGCCTGGGTTCTCGCGCTCATAAGAGCGACGCCCCTTTTCGTTTAGGCCGCCGCTTTCTGATTTGCCTTCCTTGCGCTGCCAAGCTGCAGACTTAGGCATTCTTCTTCTCCTTGAATGGCCCAGCCTTGCGGGTCATCAGAGAGTAAGTTTTCTTGTTGATCGTGCTGTCGTCTTTGTCACGAGACGTACCAGCTGCCTTGCGTGCGTTCATGTTGGCATATAGTCCAGGCTTCTTATTCATGGTCATCACTCCAAAATTTTAATTAACGTCATCGTACTCATAGCGAAACTTTTATGCGGCTAATCTCGCCCCGCTGTTTGTGAAACGTAATGGCCTGCATCTGCGACTGCGCCCCATACGCACTGGAGGCGGCGTGCGCATCGCGCGGTGTCACAGCCCGCAATTGCTCAACCTGGACACCGCCGATGTCCTGCATTTTGGCATGGTGCAGGTGTCCCGTAAAGTAGAAACGAAACCGCGTCCGACCCCATACCTCTGGCCACTCGCTCGCCAAGTGCATAACGAGACGCGCCGCTTTTGCCTTGTCGCCGTGGTGCGCGGCCAGCAGACACAAGCCAAATTCCATGATAAAAAAATCGCCCGAGTTTTTCTGCACCTCTATGCGCGGGTTTTCCCTGTACCGTTGGGCCATCCCCACCCGAACCGCAAGGTACGCATCTCGGTCGTGGTTGCCCTTGATTATTGATACCAGAACCGTGGCGTGCTTTGTTGCGGCCAGCTCTATGGCCGCCGTCAGCGCGTCCACGGCGGCCTCTATCGTCTGGTCAATTCGCGTGTCCACGTCTAAGACGTGGCCGCTCTGCGTTGTGTTTGTGTTGTCGTTATGGTGGAGAAAATCCCCGCCCACGAGGATCACACCAAATTTTGATGACGGCGCTGATGCAATGCAGTTTGTGATTCCGCGCACCAACCGCCGTGCGGCGATCTCTGTATTGTACGCCTCGCCCGTCTCGCCCTTATTTGCCCGCATCCCCAAATGCACGTCAAAAATAGGGTACACTGTCAGCAAATCCTCGTCGTGGGCTTGATCCTTCTGGATTTCTGGGATGGCCTTTACCCCGTCCATCGCCTCGCGGACGCGCTCAACCATGTCCTGCGCTAAATCGTCCTTTGGTAGCTTAAAATACAGGGACGCCTTTTCGGTTTTTAGCCACCCCGAATGCAGCAGATCTGCGTCCTGTAGCCCAGCCCCGTCCATCGCATCTGCAATGGCGGGGTCGATGTGCGTTTCCGCCCGTTTGATTATGCGTCTTACCTCGCGCGCATCCATCCCCGTCACGCGCGCGACCTCGTTTTTGTTCCCCAATTTCTGGAACAGATCGTATATCTCGCGCTGGCGCGGTGTCATTTGCAGGCCGCGTCAATCATCATAACGAGCGTTGCGCCAGTGACGACGGAAGCGTCCCCGCCATCCTCGGCCAGCGCAGCGGCGTGTTTTGTCCGCGCAGAGGCTGTGCCGTCGCAGAGCGCGTTATTGTTTACCGCGCTCGCGCAGCCAGTCACGAAGGACAGCAGGGTCATCGCCAATATTTTTTTCAGCATCATCAATTTCCTTTCGGGTTTTGGCGTATGATTTAGCCGTATCAATGGCAGACTGTTGGCGCTGGTCGCGCCGACCGGCCATCCACGCCGCAAACAAAAGAGCAGCGATCCCTGCAAACCACATCGCGGTACGCTTGATCCACCCAAACATCAGCGGTCACCATCCGCCCACTTGCGGAGACGCTCACGCATGACCCACAGCGCGGCAAGAACAATAATCCCAGCAAACGCCAAGGCCACAATCTGGGCCGTGCCATCAAGTGCGCCCACTGCCGCTACGCCCGCGCCCGCGCCTGATACGATCTGAACGGCGGATGCCTGCACGGTGGTGGATTGCGCCACGTTATCACGCTCTGGCTCAGCCACTGTCAGCCCCGTCGCGCCCGTCTTGAACGGCGTACCCCACGAGCGTTTTGGGCCTGTGTCGATGTGGATAAATCCCTGTTTGGGGTAATAGCCAAACCCCGTAAAGCCTACGGCGCGCGCTGCGGCCTCAAATTGTTCGGGGTCTTGGTTTTCCATGCGCACGTCAAATGCGATACCCTGCATATGCTGGCTGTTCTTTGCGCCGCCAACGGCTCGGTTATGCTCAGGGCTACGGTATGCAGACGTCAACAGCAGGGGGCGCTTTAGGTTGTCTCGTAGGGCCTGAAGCTTGTCTAGAGCGTCCTCGTTTACACCTAGCGCACCCGTACCTTTGCAGGCAATCTCGCGTGGGCTGAAACTTTTCCAGCGCCATTCAGCCTTTGGAACCTTTGAAAAGTGTGCGTACAGCTTCATTTTCCCACCTTTGCGATTAGGGCTTTGATGTCATCTCGTATTTCGGCCAGCATGGAATTGGTCTCGTTACGCGAGCGCTGGGTAGCTTCCATGTCTTCTTTGCGCTGGTTCCACAAGCGCTTGATCTCTCTGCCGTTCTCAACGCTGCCAGCCTCAAGGCGGATAAGCCACACCACCACAGCAACAAAGCTGACGCCAATTGGCCAGTATGCAAAAATGCCTTCCATTATGCAGACACCCCCTTGATGATGGTAAAGTTTACAATTGGGGCGTCTGACGCAGTGCCAGCGACTGAAACCATTGTGACCCTAAAAGATGTTGCAGCAATAATCTGCGAGCAGTTTGCAACGTATGTATTTGAGCCGCCTCGCACGGACAAAACCACAGTGTCGGTTGCGGCTATGCCTGTATTGGGGACGGTGAACGAGAAGTACGTCCCCACAACTGCCACAGCAGTAAAAACCGTGATCGCCCCACATGAGTCTGCCCCAGTCGTTGGGGGCGATGTGGTGCGGCTTGTCCCCTGAGTTACCGCAATCCCTGCGCCAGTGGCGTATCCGATGCCAGCGGTGCCAGAGGACAATATGCTGCCAGTGGAAGCAATTGACCCAGTCACGTCCAGCGCCACAGATGGGTTATTATTACCGATACCAAAGTTTCCGCCTTGAACGTAGGAATTTCCCTGTGACCTTATGACTGATGTCAAAGCCCCAGCAGTGTCGTACAGAATTACCCCACCGTCATCAGTGGCACCCGTGTCTCCAAGTGCGGCGTATCGGGTGTCATCAGCCCTGTAGACTACGACTTGCGCCCCAGTATCTTTAACAGCCAATTTTACTGATGGGTTAGTTGCTCCAATGCCAACGTTTCCGTCACTGCCAATTCGCATGCGCTCAGAGCCGCCAATAGAAAACGATTGCGCCTCCCCGCTGTTGCTCTCAAGCAGCCACACTGGGTTGGCTATTGTCGCGTCATCAACATAAATTTTATATCCGCCACCACCAGTCGTGGTTGCCTGAAAGTTAAAATCACCGTTTGCGGTCACGTTGCTTCTTATTGTCCCCTGAACATGAAGGGGTTCAACAGGTGAAGCAACGCCAATGCCCACGTTTCCAGTAGAGGTCACAATCATATTCTCTTGAACCAGCGCGCCCGCATCGGTAAGAGTTTCAAAGCGCATATCGCCAGCAGAAACCCGAATTCTTCCGTCTTGATTGGCCGTGTCGCTCTCCATGAAGACTATGGCTGGGCCTGTGCTGTCAAGCGTGAGGTTTCCCGTGAAGTTTGCCGCACCAACCACATCAAGCGCCACAGATGGGTTGCTCTTGCCAATACCAAAGTTTCCGCCTTGAACGTAGGAATTACTTTGCGCCCTTATGACTGATTGCAGCGCGCCTGCAGTGTCGTACAGAAAAACCCCGCCGTCATCTGTGGCACCTGTGTCTCCAAGTGCGGCATAGCGAGTATTGTCAGCCCTGTAGATTACGGCTTGCGCGCCGTCATCTCTAATGGCCAATTTTACTGTGGGGGTACTTATTCCGATGCCAACATTATTGGTGGCAGCATCCACAAACAGGGTGTCAGTATCGACCGTCAGGTTTCCAGAGAAAGCTCCCGTAGTTCCCGCAATGGTAGACGCGCTTGAAGCTCCGACAGGTGTCCCATTGATGGAACCGCCCGTAATTGCCACAGCACTTGCGTCCTGTGTTGACATCGTGCCAAGGCCAAGGTTTGTGCGGGCGTTGGGCGCTGTTGAGGCACCAGTTCCGCCAGCACTGATGGGGAGTGGGATTGTCGTAGGGGTTCCAGTTCGGGTAGCAGCGATGACCTGACCCAGGCTGATCTTGACGGATGTGCCAGCCTGTACGCCCTCGAACAATTCCTCCCCAGACAGGGCGGCAACGGCGGGGAGATTTGGGATTTGTACGTTTGCCATCAGATCGGCCCTGTCTTTGGAACTTCAGTGTTACCATACGGCAAACCTGGGTCATTGTCACCTGGGGCATTGGGGTCAGTGCCAGGTCTTTCATTCAAGCTGCCATTGGCAAAGCCTGTCTGCTGGACAACGCGCTTCTTGTCGTTTTCGGTGATGCGGGTATCGCCATCTGGCACCATGAGGCCAGTCTTGAGGTTCATGGTCGCAGGCAGGCTTGTCAGGCGGTAATCCGTCTCGGCGCGCTCAAACTGCTCTGGGCGCGGGTTCAGGATCGGCATGGGATCAGCGGGAAGCACGATGGCGCGAAGCTGCTGCTGCGGGTTATCCAAGCAGTGCCTGCACACCAAGATCCGCTTGTTGATGATCGACGCGCCAGCCCAGTCATACTGCCAGTTCAAACTCGTGTGGTTGTAGCGGCCACCGCACCGATCACAGATCGCGTGAGCCTGCGGGGATACCCGTGACGTTCTCGCCTTACCTGATCTGGATGCGTATGCCATTACCTGAAATACCCACCAATCATTGGTGAAATGTACGTCCCTACATTCTCCACGTTCTGGTTAGATGCAATGGCATAGCTCTCATCAGCCTGAGCCTTGAGCGCCACAGCCATCTGCGGGTTCCAGATGCGCGCCAGTCGGTATGCCAGTCCGTCGGCAAAGCACTCCAGCCACAAATAGGGAATTTCGACATTTTCGTTATTTTGGAGATTTGAGTCTTGGATCTGGCGCACACGATAATATTTCAGGATTGTAGACGAGGTGCCATCTGGGACGGGCCACAGCGTGATTGTGGGCGAGATGAGGCGGTCATACCAGAAGGACGTGACGAAGCCCTGCTGTTCCTTGTTCGGGTATGATGCGTACTCTGTACGGCTGATTGGCATGATGACGCGGTCGATACCCTGATCGGTGGTGGTGTAGGCGTCGAGGATCATGACCGTGTTTGAATCTACAGCGTAGGTGGTCTGTCCCTCAATCAGTGGCGTGGTGATCAGGTCAACAGCCCAGAGGTTTACACCCTGATTTGCCCACCGTGACAGCATCATGTTGGTCGCCATGCGGGCGGAATCCATATGCTCCTGCAGCAATGACGCTGGGCGAATGCCCAAGTTCATGTACGCATAAAGCACGATCTCGCCCAGACCTGGGTTGAACGTGTATGTGCCACTGGTGGTCATTTTTTAACACTTCCATGCTTTCAGGGACAGGGCTTTGCGAGTTGGCTTGCCCTTCTCGTCAGTCATTGGGCCTTCCATTCCAGACATTCTAGCACAGAATGACTTCTTGCGGCCAGCATCCTTTTCCGTCTTTGGATTTGGCGCTGGGGGCTTCAGGTTCATGCCCTGAGCCTTTGCGGAAGCCC